CCAAAGACACAAAGTTACCCAAGTGGAAGGGCAACGTCACCAAGCACAAAATTGCTGACGAATAATCGGTAAACCACTATAGCAAGGGGGCCTGGCCCCCTTTTTGCCCATATAAATAAGTTTATGAGTACTGCTAACACAGACCTAGTTAAGAAGCCCTACAAGCGTGAAAAGTTAACACAGGCACAGATACGAGAAATCGCACAGTGTGCCATGGATCCAAAACACTTCATGATTAACCACTGCTGGATTCAGCACCCAACCAAAGGGCGTATGAAATTCAACTTGTTTGATTATCAGAAAGATCTAGTAGATACATATCATAATTATAGATACAGTATTGCTCTGATCAGTCGACAGATGGGTAAATCAACTGCGGCCGCTGGGTATCTGTTGTGGTATGCTATGTTCAATGCTGACCAGACTATACTGATCGCCGCACACAAATACAGTGGTGCCCAGGAAATCATGAGTCGTATACGGTTTGCGTATGAAACCCTGCCAGACTACTTGCGTGCTGGCGCAGTCAGCTACAACAAAGGCAGTATTGAATTCGATAACGGCAGTCGTATTATCGCCCAGGCCACTACTGAAAACACTGGTCGTGGTCTATCTATATCACTGGCATATCTAGACGAATTTGCGTTTGTGAGACCCAACATAGCCAAAGAATTCTGGACATCATTATCACCAACACTGTCTACTGGTGGTAAATGTATTATAACCAGCACCCCTAACCAGGACGATGATCAATTTGCGCAGATCTGGAAAGAAGCCAACAAGTGTGTTGACGAATATGGAAACACCACAGCGGTTGGTAAAAATGGTTTCAAAGGATACAGTGCTGACTGGACCGCTCATCCGGACCGTGACGAAATCTGGGCCAGTGTTGAACGTGGTAAGATTGGTGAAGAACGATTCCGCCGCGAACATTTAAACGAGTTTATTGTATTTGATGAAACACTGATCAACAGTCTACATTTGTTTAACATGACTGCTGAAGAACCACTGTATAAAACTGGTCAGATCAGATGGTATGACACAGTAAAGGATAATCATACATACGTAATTGGGCTAGACCCTAGCCTGGGTACTGGTGGTGACGCAGCCGCCATACAAGTCTATGCCCTGCCAGGTATGAAACAAGTTGCTGAATGGCAGCACAATAAAACACCAGTTCAGGGTCAAATTCGCGTGTTAAAAGACATCTGCGAACAGATACAAGAAAAAGCACCGCGTAGTGAAATTTACTGGAGCGTTGAAAATAACACACTGGGCGAAGCTGCATTGGTTGTAATCAGCGAGATGGGCGAGGAAAACATACCTGGGACATTTTTGAGTGAGCCTAAGAAAGCTGGTGCCACAAGACTATTTCGTCGTGGGTTTAACACCACAAATCGCAGTAAGCTAACCGCCTGCGCCAAATTCAAACAATGGGTTGAAAGCGGTAAAATACAAATAAAAAGTAAAAATTTACTACGAGAAGTTAAAAATTTTGTGGCTAGCGCAGCCAATAGTTATGCTGCCAAGCCTGGTGAAACTGATGATCTAGTCATGGCAACACTGCTGGTGGTTCGCATGACCATGGTGGTTAGTCAGTATGATGAAAACACATTTGATGATCTCAGAGACAGTTTCAGTGATGATGAAATGTTAATGCCCATGCCCATTGGATTGATATAAAAACATAAATAATAGTATGGCAATTAATTTAGATAATTTTAGTGAACAGGTTTTTAAAACAATCAAAGGGCACGGAGCAGCCCTTGAGCTATTTACTGACGACGGACGCAGTACTGTTGACCCAGCAGAAGCTCGCCGCTTCTATTGCAAAGACTCTAAAGTCATGGTCAATATTGAAGACGCCGCTGAAAAAACTGAATTAAAAGTCAGTGTGAGCAAGAGCACTGACCTAAACGCCCTGAAGCCGCTGCTAAACAATCTAAGAACATTGGCCAATCGAAATATTGTGGAATACACATTACGAACATTTGGCAAGGACATTGAACCCAAGGACTTTGCCTATCAGGCCAAGCAGGTTGCTAATACTGCTGAACCCGTACAGGAAAGTCTGAGCAAGCCCTATGGTAGCACACGCAGTAGTTATCAGACTCTGGAGAGTGCCAGAATAATTATCAGACATCGCAAACATGTAGACGAACAAGTTCGCGGTGCCCGCAGTCGAAACATCAACGCTATCTTTATTGAGAATTCTCAAGGTGAGCGTTATAAATTCCCGCACAACAACCTGAACGCAGCACGAGCTATGTTGCGTCACATTCGTGAGGGTGGTAATCCCTATGATCAATTTGGTGTTTATATCACAGGGTTATCTGAAGAATACGCACAGTTGCAGAAGTTTCGCAACTTTGCTAAACGAAATTCACTTATCAGTGAAGACACAGGCGGGGTATTTGAAGGTGTGAGCAATCGCCTGGATAATATCCGCAAACAATTCAAATCACTCAGTAGCACTAAGGGATATAAGCAGTATCAGGAAAGTTACTCGATGTCCAGACGTTCTCTTGAAGAAGCCGATCTGGATTCAATCACTTCGCAGTTCTCCAATACTGTATTTGATGAAGAAATCTCCCAAGCATTACCGCATGTTGCTCGAGTAGTGAGAGAAATTAGCGACAGTAAGAGCAAAACTGCGCATTTAAAAACATTTGCTAACAAAGTCATGGATGGGGTGGAACTCACACTAAGTGAGCCACTCAACCAAAATGATCCTGATAATCCCGACAACCAACAGTTTGAAACAGAAACTCATCGGTTGTCGGCCTTATCTGGGTACCTATCAAAATATATTGTGGATGAAGAAATCAGTACCTTACTTGGTCAGTTAGGTACTGATATTCACGATATGGACTCGACTCAACAACGACTAGCAGAAAAACTATTGACATATGTCTATAGTAGTGTTAAAGTTAATGAGTCCAGCAAAACAGAGTCCGAATATTCGGATGCTGTGACTGAGATGGTTAGTAAGATTGAAAATCAACTTAAAAATTTAGATAAAAATAATTTTTTAGATTGAGTATTGACAAAACCTGCTAACTAAAATAAAGTATGTGGTGAGCATAAGTTTATCACGTACACAAGGCAAAAACTTAGGCTATTTTTAAGGCTATTATTTAGGAGAAAAAACTATGGCAACTTTGGCTGAAATCCGTGCGAAACTTCTCGCACAAGAAAATCGTGGTGCTAACAACAAAGCACAATTTGGTGGTGATAACGGAGTCTATGCATTCTGGAATATCCCTGAAGGGCAAACCGCTACCATCCGCTTCCTCCCCGACTCAGATGCTACTAATACCTACTTCTGGCGCGAGCGTCAGATGATTCGTATTCCTTTTAGTGGAGTGCTTGGTGGAGATGAACACAAACCTGTGATTGTAACTGTACCTTGTATGGAAATGTGGGGGGAAACCTGCCCAATCCATGCTGAAATCCGTCCCTGGTTTAAAGATCCAGCAATGGAAGAACTGGGCCGCAAATACTGGAAGAAAAAATCATATTTGTTCCAGGGGTTCGTAGTTGACAGTCCTGTACAGGAAGATTCCACTCCTGACAATCCTATTCGACGCTTCGTAATCAATCCCAGTATCTTTAATATTATTAAAGCTGCACTGATGGATCCAGATTTCCCTGAAATCCCTACAGATTACGAACAAGGCACTGACTTTAAGTTGACTAAAACAACCAAAGGACAGTATGCCGATTATTCTACATCTAACTGGGCTCGTCGTGAGCGCAGTCTGAATGAAGCTGAGCGCAACGCTATTGCTGAATTCGGGTTGTTCAACCTCAATGACTTCATGCCCAAGAAGCCCAATGCTGAAGAACTTAGAGCAATTTTCGAAATGTTCGAAGCCAGCGTTGACGGCCAGCTCTATGACCCAGCACGTTGGGGTACTTACTATCGCCCAGCTGGTGTTCAAATTGACACTGGTGCTAGCAAAGCACCTGCCGCACATGATGACGTTGATGAAGTTGCTGAGCGCCCAGCGCCAGTGGCAAAGATTAATATTCCATCTGAAGCTCCAGCAGCAATGCCTTCAGTCACTGAAGCACCCAAGCCTGCCGGCACTACCAGTGCCCAGGATATTTTGGCTGCTATCCGTGCCCGTAAGAACGGTTAATTGCACAGTATTAGTGGTGGGCTAGTCCCACCACAGTTCAATAAACTAAGCGAATCTAAAAAAGGAAAGCCGTGGACTGCAGCCCGCCGGCTTGCTCAAATAAACAGAAAAGGAAAAAATTATGGTTCGTCCATTTGACGTAAGTAAATTTAGAAAAAGTATTACAAAAAGTGTGCCTGGCATGAGCGTGGGCTTCCGTGATCCTGATACCTGGGTCAGTACTGGAAACTATACACT